CCAAACCCTAATATGTCAGGCTGTATCTTTTGCAAATTAGTATTTGCAACTGCAAACTCTGAGGTTGCCATTATTTTTTACTTTTCTTTTTTTTCGTAACTTTCTTAACAACTTTTTTTACCGCTTTGACTGGTGTTTCAGTCTTAGCTTTTACAGCTTTGCCATCGTGTAGTTTCCAACCACGCTGTGTCCAAATGTTCACATTGTTTTCGTAATCTACTTTTTTTCTTTCAATGACAGCACCATTTTTATCATTAATAAGTTTTACAGTTTCAATAGTCATAATTTTTTATATCAGATAAGGGGTGGGTGTACCACCCCTTAATTGTTTTCTTAATTACGCCGCTAATGTATCAGCAGTTATTTTAACTCCATAAGAATCATGAAGTTCGCCAACGCCGAACACAGCCGTAGCTACGATCTCATCTGCTCTTAAACTTGCGTCACGCTGAGACTCAATTTTTAAGTCTTGCATCATCGCTAAGCCTAAAGCGTCTTGTGAGAACACGCCACCGATAGAATCATCTGAACCATCTACTGCTATGTTTGAACTTTCAAAGATTTGTATTCCAGCAACATTGCCGACAAATCCAGTTCTCATAGCCTCATTAGATAACTCTGTGTCTCTACCAACAAAAGTATTAGTCAAAGATTTTTTGACATTAAAAATTTGTTTAGGGTGGAACACACCATAGTATGGGCCAGGTGCTTTGTTAGTTTTTAGTTCAGCCGCACATTCAAATAAATCTTGCACAGTTATTTCATTACCAGCTCCAGGGCCTTTCTCTGTTGAGAACCCTGTAAACAAAGCCGCAAGGTCAGTATCAATTTTAGTTGCAATCGACTCGCCGAATAGTCTGCCGATGTCAGCCGCAACATTTCTTGATGCTGAATTTCTTGCTAAATCCGTAAGCGTCGTCATTATTCCGACCTCTGATGCCGTAATTGTGACCGAGCTGGGATTTATAGCCGTATTGGAAAGATCAGTTGCCTCATTTACTGCCGCCGCTGATACGTTTGCATAAATCGGTACTTCTACTGATTTGCCACCGCCAGTTATAGCGTAGTTTCTGACAAGACCTCTCATAATTGATTGTTCGCTAGCTACGAACAATGCCTCTGCAACGATTTCAGTATATAGTTCTGATATCGTGCTACTTGTCGTTTCATTAGCCATTTTTTACTCCTTAATGGTTATTGTTTGTTAAGAACAATCTTTGTCGGTTGGGAATCTCTCTGCTTTCTATACTCAGCATACCTTTTCTTATCCGCTGGATTATTCATATTTAAATCACTCAGATTGAAAGGTTTACTGAGTTCTGACCTATCCACATTTGACACTGAGCCACTACCACTTGGAGAGGCAGTAACAAAGTGCGGGTTCTGTGTTAAAAACTCTTGTACTAACTCGTCAGTAGTAAAAAGTTCCCCCTTATTGTTATATCTAGCTATACCATTTTTATCAAGAATTTCAACATTACCTGATTCGTTTATTTTAATATTTTTGTTTAATAATTCTACAACTTGATCTGGGTTGATAGCTTTGTTTTTTGATGCTGAAGATAGCAAAGATTTATTTACTTTGATGTCTCTAAGTTCTGTTTGTAAACTACTTATTCTTTTTTCTGACTCATCAGATTTTTCTTTAAGTATTTTTTCAAACTCTCCCTTTTGTATTTTAGATTTTTCGTCTGCTTCTTTCTGTAATTTAACAGCGTTAATTGCAGTATCTAAATCCTCAACACCTAGTTTGTTATACATAGATGCTCTTTCTTTTGCTAATCGTGATTTTACGATTTCGTTTACTTGTTCCTCAGAAAATTTATTTACTGGGGTCTCTTTTGTTTCTTGTTTTGGTTGCTCTGTTTCTTTTGAAACAGCTTGATCAGTAGTTTGTTCTACTTTTGGTTGTTCATCGGCCATTTATATCTCCTTATATGTTCCAATCAGGATTTGTTGGAATCCAAGTGTGCCGACAACGATAACCCCCTCTAACTATAAAAGGGTCTCCAGAACTTTTGCCAGCCCATGACCTAGAGTTCCAAATATCCCGAATTTCTTTTTCGGTTAAAGTTTTGTTTACCATATCTCTACAAAAAGGTCTAGAGTCACGCACTAAAGTTCCTGTATAACTAAAATGATTCAATCCACTGTCTTTTGCTTTTTTAACTGTAAACTGACCATGAAACTGCATGATTGAGTCATGTGCTATTTGGCCAGCATATCTTCTTAAATTTTCTCCAGCCCTATCAGCGGCATATTCTGTTCTGAGTTTAGTAATGCTTTCTTCAACCTTAGATTTTAAACTTGGGTTGTATTTATTTTCATTAATATAATCCACTAATTCGTTGATTTCTCTTTGGTTTGACTTTTGATAAACACCATTAATATGCGATCTAATATTTTTTTCTACATCAGCAAATGGTCTGCCAGCTATTGTACTTTGGTACACCTCATCATTAATAACTTTAATAAATCTTTCTGCTACATCTTCAAAGCCACTAAATGATTGATATTTTAATGCGTTAATAGTTTGTAAATCAACTTGTGTTAAATTTTTAAATTTTGCGGGTATAGGCATTTTGCCAAACGTATCTAAAACCTCTTTTGCTATAAGGTTGTATTCTTCGTTGATTAATAAATCTGCCTCATTTAAAAAATTGTTTTCTACAAGGGTTCTAATCTGAGGTTGTAACTGTATTGCTATTCTAGTTGATACTAACTCTCCACCGGTAGATTTTCTGACCGCATCGACTACATCGTCCTCTAATTTATAAAGGACATTTACAATTCTTTCTTCGTGTTGATCTGCAAGTTTATCTAATATTTTTGACATTCGTTATAATGGGAAATTTTTTTTCCATGCACGAATCGACCAAAATGCTGGCGACAAAGATTTTTGCCCTTTTACTTGTCTCAAAACACCACCCATTCTCGCAAGAAACGACCTTTGGCGTGCTGGTATATTTTTTTTAATTGACATATTAGGGTCGCCAAATCTTACCTTTTTTACATTTTTAGTTTTACGATCTCTTACATAAACAGCAAACTTTTTTCTTTGTCCTGGTGTTCTGAAAGGTTTACCGAGTTTTACTGTTCGACCTTGATACTTTGCCATTATTATTTTCTTCTTTTTTTTCTTAAATCTAAATCGTGTTTTCTTGAACCTCTTAGGAAACTATTTACTCTACCCATAGACCAAGCCGCCATTGGTACTCTACGACTGCCAGCCGACAAAAATGCACCTTGCCCTCTACGATAAACTTTAGCTAGTGTTGCATAAGTATATCTTTTAGATGCTTTTGCCTTACGTCTTAGTGTTGCTTTTGTAGCCGCAGAGAGTGGTTTTCTAAATTTACTAGCCATTATGATTTAGTTCTACTCCTTAATAATCCTCTTGGTATAAAACCACCCGATTTGTAGATTGATGAAACTCTTTTGATTAAGCTGGCTCTACGAGTTCTCTTTGAACCACGCAGTCCACTCAAATATTTCTTTGGTATTCCTGTCTCTTTGTCTTTAGGAACTTTTCTAACTTTCTTCTTCTTCTTGGCCATCTGGAGTCTGTCCCTCGATTTCAGTTGTCGTAAATTGTCCTCTAGTAGTTCTGGTATTATCAATTTCATCATTAATCGTTTTAATTGTTTCATTGTCATCAATAACTGCCTCAGCAATTTGCTTATCAAGTTCTTTGTTAAATGTTTCTGATTTTATTCCACTAGCTTTGGCCATTTGTAGGAATTGTAAATCATTAGCCCAATCTCTTACATCAAATGTATCTGGATAATTTACTGCCCCGTCCCATTCTTGATCTTGCCATTTAGCGTACAAGTCCCAAATTTGCTCTTCGGCATTTTCTAAGAAATCTGCTTTCTCAGATAGTTTTGCATTCAATAATTGAAACTCTGTTTGTAGTGCAATACCACTAGAGATTTGATTTCCTGATGTACCTCTAACTGAACCCATGTGTGTGATACGATCTATTGCATCAATTTTATTTTGGATACATTTCATAATGCCATCTAAGTTTTGTCCACTAGGCTGAATGATGTAAGGTTTAAGATCGGCTGGCATATCCTCTGGTATTTCTATAATTGAACCAGCACCAGCACTAGCCTCAACATTTGGAGTCTTAACTAAACTTGGGTGGTTTGCTAATCTTATAAGCTGTTCTTTTTCTGAATAATCGTTGTATATAGACTGTTGTAAAAAAGCCACATCAGCTAAATCACTAATACCAATAGGTCTTTTAGCACCTTTTAGATTGTAAACATTAATACAAGGAATAACTCCGATAGCGTTTGGCACTTGGTCAATTATTTTTACATCGCCCTCTGCATATTCTTTTTCGTAATCTGTTATTTCGTAGGTTATTATTTCTTCCTCAGTAAACATTTTTAATATTGCTCGTTCAGAATTTATGTCCTCAACAACTAAAAGCATATCTAAGTAAAATCTTCCACTAGATGCTCTTTTGTAATTCCAGTTCACAATGTTTTCTGGTGTGTAAATAGACATATAAGGTCTGATGTCTTGTTGTAATTCTTCGGCTCTAGTTCTTAAATTTGTTTGTGGTTTATCAATGATGACCCAACAGTTCCCGTAGATGCTCGCATTCATTTGCACCTCTCTCATCATTGTGTCGAATGATCTGCCGTCTAAATCTGCATCATTAACAAATGCCTCAAGCTGTGGGTCTCCATCTAAAGAACCATAATCTCTAGTCGGTGGTACTCTCCATAAAAAGCTAGTGTAAATCTGAACAACATTTTTACAGTGGTTATCAACTGGGGTGTGTCTTATTCTTTGGTCGTATTCCTCTGGAGTCTCTAAAATATATCTGTGTAAGTAATATCCATTTTTATAATCGTTTCCTCCAAGATATGATCTTATATAAAATTCCCAATTAGAAATATTAGCGTGCCATAAAGGGTGCTTACTTGTTAAAAATTTTCTATCCATCAACTCCACCTTTTAAGAGGGCTAGGTTTAAAATCCCGTTTGACTGGAAAGTTATACTCAACCATGTAGCCCAACGCATCATTAAAATGGTCGAAACCAGAGTCTTTGTCAGGCACATTTGTTCCCTCTTTGTATATCTGTCTTTCTATCGACTTAATAACATTTTTGCAAGATTTTAAAACATATAAACTATTTACACCTTTAGCATTTTTAAATTTAGAATTGACTGCATTTATTCTGTCTCTAACTAGAGGTGCTTTGTTTCTTACTCGAACCTCGAACCCAGCATTTTTTAAAAGTGCAAGATCAGTCATACCGCCAGCAGATGTCTTTCTAGCTTTAGAACTTGGGTCAGGATAAATAACTATTTTTTTATTTGGATATCTATTTTTTATCTCGTCTATCATTTCATTTGTATTTGATGACCAAATTTGAATCTCGTCAATAATATATATCTTATCATTTTCTATTACAGAAACAACACCAGCCATCGGGTCTATATTAAAATCTTGGCCTATATGTATTGTGTTATAACTGTTTTTATATTTTTCTATAATATTTTTATCTCTATCAAAGTTGTAATAAATAATTCCAGCATAGTTCACAAAGGTTGCTAAATACTCCTGTTGGAAAGTTCTCTCATCTAAATCATTTTTTGCTTGCTCTATTTCTTCTTCTAATACTTGGCCACCCTCTAATGTTGTGTATTTAAAACTTTGCCACTCAGGGTCTTTTTTAGTGTATAGATCATAAGCAAAGTTAAAGCCTTTGGGCGACGAGCAAAACAGTGCATGGCCCAAAGTATCAGATAATGTAGGTCTAAGAACCTCGTACCAAGCCTGTGGTTTGATGTCGGCAAATTCATCTAAAACAATAAAGTTAAGGCCAACGCCTCTCAATGACTGGTCATTGTCTGCCCCTTTAAGACTTATAAGAGTGTTGTTTTTTAGTAACAGTGATAAATCAGATTCATTTATTCTTTTAACCCATCTGTGCCTCAACATCATCTCTTTAAGCATATCCCAGCAAATAGTTTTACTTTGACGATAACTAGGACTGACATACCAGACTCTTTGATTTGGAAACCTAGCAAACTTGGCCATTTCCTGTATGGCTAAAAATGTTTTACCAAATCTACGACCAGATATAAGAACCCTAAATCTTTTATTGCATTTTATAACTTCTAGCTGTGGATTGGTTAAAGGCATTATATTTGATCTCCCCAACAATCCCAACCCTCTACTTTTTGCCTAGCAAACAATTCTATTCTAGGTAAATCTCCACACAATTCTACAATTCTTGATCTTGCAGTATCAGGTTTTCTACTATGTTCTCTTAAAGGCTCATAGATTACTTGATGAACTGATTTTGAAACTCTTTTTGGTTTTCCTTTAGTAGCAAGTAAGCAAATTTCATTATTTGCTCTTGTCCAATATCCTAAACCCCAAAATAAACTATCTGATTTTTTATTTTTTTTAATCCAACTAAAAGCACAAGTTTTATATTCAAATCCCCACCTTTCTATTGTTTTAATACAATCTAATAATTTAGGGTAAGTAACCCATAAAAATAAAACACAATTATCATCTGCAATTTCATTTACAGGTAAATCCCATATTTCTTGCATTGACATAGTTTTATATTTTGAAGTGACATTTCTATTTCCACCCTCTCCCCAAGTTTGATAATGCCATGCTGGGTCTGAGTAAATAATATTATATTTTTTTTTTGGAAAAGGTATCACTCAATCGACCAAGCCAATGGTTCATCGTCCTCCTTAATAGTGTTCTCAGATTGGCCTAATATCTGTTTTCCGAGCCAAATTTGCATAACTATATTTCCACGTTCTGCGGACTTCCATTGTAGCTGTCTAAGCCTCATTTTCATTTCAGCACGCCCTTTTGTTAGATATTCCGAATAACTCTTCTCAATGAGATCAGCACTACAACCGAAGAAATCTCCGATCTCTTTATTAGTGCAACCAAGTATAGCTAATTTTTTGACTTGTTCTGTATCAATCTTATATTTTTTTGGTCTCGACATATCCTCTTACCCTATGAGTTAGGTAGTTTCTGTTTATCAAAAAAAACTTATTTTTGCACTAAATATTTTAAACTCCACAGATTCCGTCACATTCGTCTAAAAAACTCATTTGACCTCTTTCTTCATCAGTTCTCAAATCTACCTCGTCCATAGGAACGCAATCTTTATGTAAATATAATTTATCAACAACAGCATCACATTCTGGATTTTTAAATTTTTCTTGATTTCTTATTTTTTTATCCATATCTAAAACTTCTTGCCATTCTTGCTTGTTTTTCTTAATTTCTCTCCATTCTGCATTTGTATGATATGGACAAAAAGTACAAGCTGATCGAGGTGGTTTTGGATAATTATTTTTTTCTAACCAACTTAAACAATTATATCTTCGCATTCTTTTATCTACTAATGGATAGTCATTTGTTATATATTTGTGCATATTCATTTTCATTCTAAATATTTCATCATAAGAAATACCCATAATCATAGTTACATGGTCATTTTTATTGTATCTTTGTCCTTTTTCATAACCTAACAATTCTCTTACTTTTTGATGTATAGGTTTCAATTTATAGTCCCC